ACAATCTCTTGCGAGTACTTGTCACCGTTCATACGCTTTAGTGTATTCCAGTTGATGCTTGCTCTTACGTGTCCGGGCATATTTGCTTTGCCTTGCTTTTGTTCAAGACGCTGATAGTGTCCAATCTTGTTTGCACGTTTGGGAGAACCTTTCTCCCAACCTGGCATTTCTTGGAACTCTTTGCGGAACTGTGTAATACGCTCTAGTACTTCTGCTTCGGGTATATCTGTTAGTACCATAAGCAATAGTTCACTTAGAAACTTTTGCATGAACACAGGAGTATCTGAACGTCTCAAGTCCAAGCCCATTGCTTTTACTTTGCCTGGCTTGCCGTCTATGTCTGTTCTAAAGCCTTCGTTGTCAACAACTAGTGCAGCATAACGTTTCTTGGTAATATATAAGCCTGACTGTGCAACAATCTCTCTACCTGCCGCAATAACATCTGAACGTGTCTTTGGACAATGGAATGCTCGTACCATAAAGTCCGGGAAGGTTGTATTTGCTTGTTCACACACTTGATCATACAGTGCAATACACTTATCGATATCAAAGTCAAGTGACCCGCTATCAACATCATCTTTAAGCACTGGCCAAGCACTAAAGTACACAGAGTCAGTATCACCATATATAACTGCTTTGCCTACATGATCATACTCGCCTGTAATACAGTTGTTTACTTCAGCACTCATGTGCTTAACAATCTGTCTACCAGTAAGTGTAGTTGACTGACCTATGCGTTTATCAAAGAAACGACAGCCTGGGTTAAGAATAGCACCATACAAGCTATTAAGATTAATTTTCTTAACAAGCTGACGCTTATCCCAATATTCAATTTCCGCTTCATTACCTGCATCCTTAGCTTTCTTTAGCATCTTCTGCATATCCTTACGTTCTGCATACCAACGCTTTAGGATACCTGGAATAACACCTTCGAACTCTGTTGTAAAAATTGTACCGTTAGCACTAAGCATCCACGGCATCTGACTATCGAAGATAAGTTGATATATCTCTGCACCACTGAGTACATCCGAACGTCCATCTTCCCAATCAACAGTTAGTGCAACATCTTTGCGTTGCTCCATTACTGCTTCATATTCTTCTGTGCTGAAGCGTCCTTCCCAACTACCTGCAAATGACTTTTTCTTTAGAGTCATGTCTTCATGTACACGAGCGTCACTGATCTCTGGACGAATCTGTCCTACGATTGTTTCTGGAGCCATATTCAACGCACGAATCACACTTGGATACAGACTGTTCAAGTCCATTGAGCCTACATACTTGTGCAAGCCCTTCTTAGGAAACGCAACATAAGCACCTGCCGCCTGTGTACTTTCTGTGTCGTCACGCTTTGGACGATTAGGAACACGCAAGTCTCTGCTGTGTGCTTCGTTGATAATACCTTGTTCTGTAACAGCTACAGCACCCATAGTTGTTTGCAGTAGCACAGTGTTTTCATGTGCAATGCTGTTTGACAAGTCAATAAAGCGTAGTTTCTTGTCTAGTTTATCAAGCAATGCAGTATCTTGGATGTTATATTCAATAAACTTGCGGAAGTCATTGTTGTACAACTGGTCCAAAGTGCCTTCATAAGGGACTTTGTTTTCACCAACTTCGATCTCACCAATGGCATCCAATCGATATGAGTGACGTTCTTCATAGGTGTACTTGCGATACAATTCTAAACTGTCTAAGTGTACACGACCTATCAAGTCAAATGTAACTGCTTGTTTCCCGTACTTTTCATATTCACGCTTCTTGGGCAACTGTCCCCACAAACAAAAACGTCTTGTATCATCTTTGCTTAGTACACGAGCAACACGATTAACAGTATACGGAATATCATAACCTTCACTATTCCAACCACTTAGTATGTCTGCATCTTGAATCAAGTCTAAGAAGGTGTTCAACATTTCGCCTTCGTCTTCGAATAGCACAACACCTTCTAAGCCTTCTACTTCTTTTTGTGCTTGCTCCATTGTAAGTGTCTTAGGCGGAACAGCAAGACACACCATTGTTTCTAGCCATTGCAAATACACAGACACAGACGTAATGCCCATAAACGGATCTGCTGGATCAGCAAACCCACGTTCAGGATCGAAGTCTGTCTCAATATCGAAAAAAGCAATGTTTAGTTTGGGTGCATCTTGGTTAAGATAGTTCTCACTCAAACATTGGAAGATAGGGTTTATGTCGCTTTCGAACAAGTTCTTGCCTTTGTTAATAGCAACTTCTTTTCGAAAGTCTTTTGTATTCTTACATACAATACGACTTAGAGGATCACCGTAAACACTTTTGTACTTACCTTTGGGATCTTCATAATAGAATGTATATTTTGCTTGATATTCACGGAAGTCTCTTTTTCCGTCTTTGCGTTCGACTACGCGAATAATATCAGAATCGCGATCGAATAATGCGTCTACGTAACTCAAATGTTTCTCCTACGTTGCTTTTGGCCAACTTAACCATCTACATGCCTCTTGGGCGACTAAAGCACTAATCCTGCTACATATATAATAGTTAGTCCTAGATTCATAACCACTAAACTTTTTTCTTTCCACAACACGCCTACTAGGACCCAAAGGGTATTGCTTACAATGAAAGCCCATACATAGTATGGATAAACATTAAATGCAGCAAGCATAGCAGATCCTAATAGACATGCTGTGCTTAACCACGCTAACCATTGATAAGGTTTTACCACCATTGTGCTGCTACTCCAAATCCAAATACATTTACTATAGCAAAGTATGAGGTTAATAACAGTACCCAAGCTGCTCCTCTACGATAACTTGCGTATGCTTGTGTTATACTACCTACAAAAAAGCCTGGATAGACAATCATCATATTAGGATCTTTTGCATTAATGGCTAGTGTTAGACTGGCTGCAACAGTAAACACAAAACTAACCAATTCAAAGTAGAATGCAGTTTTGTCTGTGTAATAACTGTTAAGCCAAAAGTCTTTAATTTTATTCACTTGTCGTAACCCAATGTTGCAACAAGCGTTTCGAGATCTTCATGTGCATCTGCGTGTGAATCCCAATCACGGTTTTTTGCAATCTTAATTGCTTTATTGATAAGTGCTGGTTTAATATCTAATTCTTCAGCAACTGCCTTTACAGTTTCTTTCAAACCTGCATTTAGATCTTCTACTTCCTGCATAACAGTTACACCTTCACGCACAAGACGTTCTAGTTTAGCTTTTTCTTCAGCACCATAGGTACGGTCACTCATATATTACCTCCGTTAGTTTCATTTAGTATATGATATATTTAGATGTTTGTCAAGTGTTAAAAGACTTTTTTGTTATCAAAAGCACGTTCCCATCCAAAAAACTGTGCTTTGTAGTCTGAATGGTCATCTGATGATAGATTTATCCATTCGTCTTTGCGTTGGTATAAACGCATTGCTCCGTCATACCAGTCAGTGTTGTTAATAATACTTTCTAAGCGTTCTTTTGCATCTTCCGCATCTTCTATGCTGTCAAAGTCTTGCTCTATATGTATTACTTCCATAACAATGTCATGTGTAACGAAGTCTAAGGAAAAATCTATTCCCCATTTAGGTTTGATATTAAGTAATTTTTGTAGTATCGGACGGTTCTGACAGACTTCTACAATCTGTTCTCTTGCTTCGCCTGCAAATGCATAGCGTGTTAGTAACATACAATGGTCAAGAACAAGCCCATGTTCGCTTTGTTCGATGTCTCTATACCACTCTTGCACTGGAGCGATATGAAATTGTATTTCTCTATTAAGTTCAATGTTGTTTGCTTCATAGTGCAGCCATTCTAAAGGTGTAGGAACTTCGTATCCGTCTTTGTCAAAGTCTTTAAATGGAAGATTTTCTACCTGATGTCGTGCTATTGGTTTGCGTAAATAAGGATCTGCATTGAACTTAGGGTATAAGTTCTGTAACCTCATCCTATTTCTTTAGCTCCCATACGATCTAATGCACGATCTATTTGCACAGCAAGTTTAAAGTCGAGTGTTGTAAGACCTTTTGTGTCGTGTGTGTATACAACAAGCTCTGCTTCGTTGTAGAAGAACTTAATATCTGCAAAGTGATCCAGTTCAATTTGTGGCTTTTCAATTACCATTAAGAAACGTAGCACAGTATTGTAATCATCAAATGCTACTTTTTTGTATAGATATCTATTTTTTCGGATTTCCCAGTCTTTGGCATATTCTTTGCGCAGTTTTTCAGCGTCCATACCATCTACTTTAGTATAAGACTCGTCCATCTTGCCTTTGTGTTTAGAATATCCTTGTTTAGCAAGTTTCTTTTTGTCTTTGTGCGCACCCATTGCTCCACTCTTACGTAAATCCTGCATAGTTTGTGCATTTGGATCACGTGGCTTAATTTGTGGTTTTTTCTTGTATGCTTCTAGTGCTTGTAGCAAACTATCTTTAATTGTACCTGTACCTGATTCGGCATTAACTAATGTAAATGGTTTGCCATTTACTGCTGTAATTTGATCTCTGCTAATTGCATATGTTGCTCCACGTAGTTCTAATTGTATCTGTGGATCACCATTTTTATCTTTCTTACCTGGGATCAAATCAACGACAGGAATTTTTTGTCTGTTTGCACCCTTAGCATTATTATAATCAACCAGATCGCCTGGTTGTAAAGTATGTCCTTCTTTGCTAGTAGGCCATCCTCCAGTGTTTGCTTTTGGTTGTGGTGCTGGTGCAGTTGCTTTAGGCTCCGCTGCTTTAGGCTCCGCAGGCTTACTTGTATCTTTTTTTGCACTGTTAGGAGCATCACCTTTCCAAGGATCTACCTTGTTGTAGTCTTTGAAACCTGCTTTAAATCCTTGTGGAGCTTCGCCTACTAGTTTATCCTTTAGAGGATGTTTTGTTCTACCAGGTTCTGCTTTTGGCATTGCATCCTTGCCCTTTGCTTGTCCCGCACTACCCATCTTCTGTTTTTCATCTAGTCTTACTCCTGCAAGTGCAGCAAAGTCGGCAAGACTATCTATTTCTAATGGCATAGAACCTTCCATAATATCTACACTTTCCTGCGGCAAATTTTCGTGGTTTACTACACTTTCCTGCGGCAAATTTCCAGCCATTGCTCTTAGTGCTGCTTTGTCTGCTGCCATATCGCTTGGGTCTAATTCAAATAGCTTATGTTGTAGTGCATTAAAGTCCATTATTTCTTTCTCAATAACAAAGTTAATTTCTTTTCAAGGCTTTCAACTTTTTCTTCTAATTCTTTAATTCGCTTGCTATGCCCGTCATCTGCATCATCACTATCTTTGTCTACGTTTGTAACATGTCTTAGTAGTGCTGCTAGGTCATCTGGAGCGTTTGGGTATTGAGCTCTTATTCTTGTTAGGGCTCGCATAGTTCTAGGATCAAAACCTTGAAGTTTTTCATCTTTGTCAGAATCTTTGCTTCCTTCAAGTTCGGCAATCCTTTCCATTAATCTCTTTAAAGATTCGCTCATGTCTTTGGTTCCAACTTCTTTGACTTAATACTAGAAGGCTTAATATTTGCTGGAGTAATTTTTTTGGCTTCTTTAGCCATTTTAGTAGCTGTCGCATACATGACTGCTTCTGCATCTTTGCCATAGCGATCTTTAAAGTCGCCTTTGGCTTTTTTCATGCCTTTGACGTACTTTTCTTTTTTCTTTTCTTCACCTTTGGAAAGACTGCGTTCAGCTATCTTTTTTTTTGATTCAAGTTTAGCTGCTAATCTATCTGAAAGATCACTGTGGTCACGGAGTTTTTTCATTTTCTTTTTGCCACTAGCTTTACCTGCGTGGATTGCTTTACGATGCGCATCTGATTTAAACTTGCCTTCAGACATAGGACTGCATCCTGCATGGCAATCGCAGTTTGGCCCGCAGTTTCCGCCGCATGGACAGTTTTCGTCACAGTTGCATGACTTTGACTCAGTAACTGCTTCGCCTAGTTCACCTGTTGCATCTTCGTAATCTAAATGATGATATACTGATCCAATGTAATCAGCTGCTTTTGTAATCTTTGATGCTACCCAACCTTCTAAGCCTGCTTCTTCAGGAACTTTCTTTAGCATATCGTGTAGCTTAATAGCATACTTTGCAAGTTTGTATAGGTCCGCGCGAGCCATTTGTACTTCATGGTCTTTCTCTGCTGCGTGTGCTAGTTCGCCTAACCCTTCGTTTAAATCTTTTTCTCTCATTGATTACTCCGTAATGCGCATTATATAGTATTTATGCCTTCTTACGCTTCTTTGCTTTCTTTTTATTACCCATTAGATTTGTATTAATGTCTTGTGCATTTTTCACAGTACCGTCAGGATTTTTCATTTGTCTGCTAAGTGTAGGACCAACTGGCATTGCTACTGCTGCTACGCTACCTGCACTCATTTCTTTTAATATCTCAGACATTTTCATAGTTATACACCGTATTTGTTTTTCTTTTTCTTTGCAACAGGGCTAGTCTTATGTGTGCCTTCTGGTTCGTTACTACCGTTGTCTGCTAGATTCTTTTTACCAAACTTTCCTAGCTTTTTCTCAGTTGCAGCAACTATTTCTTCTTCGCCTTTTGAATATTGGACTATTACCGAAGCATTTTTTGATGATGCATTTGGATGGAATGTAGTGTGATCAGCCATGCCTAAACCAAAACGATAGGAATAATAAGGACTACTAGCAGGCATTTCCGGATAGAAATCCGCCTTAGGCAGTGTACTGCTGTGTACATCTTTAAACTCGTCTTCTGTTAATATATCTCTTATCTTCATATTGTATTTACCTTAAAAATCGTTCATATCAAAACCAGTTTCTGGATCCTGGCCTTTCAAATATTTTTTATATGTTTTCCAATATTCCATTCGTTCATTGAAACTTGCCCTTCGTGCTTCATGTTCTTTAAGTTTAGTTATATAGTGAGCCATCTCTATATCGTTTTTGTTTGGATATAGCTCAACTATTTTTTCTTTCTTCCCGATTTCATGTTTGCGCACCAATGATACATCCTCGCTTTCTCACCTGAGCTGTTTTTTGCTCGTTTGCGTAAAGCTGTAACACTACCATTACAACTTGCACCTGCACGTTTTACACGCCCTGGTCTGCTTTTGCCTTTTTTCTTACCGTCAGCAAAGTTTTCTTTTACACTTTCTGCGCCTTCAGCAAGTCCTAAGTTAAACAATACGTTAGTTGACTTACCTTTTACTTTTTTTGATAGTGTAGGCGGACGACCGTCTTTGTCTACACTGTTACCGAACTTTTTTGCTTGACGTGGGATTTCGTTAGTGTCAACATCAACTGTAGTATTAACACCTTTAACAATTCTTCCATGTTCAAAAAGTTCTTTGAATCTCATTGGGTGCGATCCTTGTCATCTATAGCACCTCCACTTACCCATGCAGTACATGAACGACTGCCGGCACACTTAAAGTGTAAAAAATTGCAATAGCCAAGGTCACTTTTATGTATTGTTGCCATTGCATCGGCTTCTTTGTTGCCATCTTTTATGCCCTCTTCGATGCACTTCCACATCTTATCACTTACATCAAAGGCAGCGCAATTATTGCACTGCATTGTTTTTGCAGTCTTTTCGTCTATCTTCCATTTTTTAGCATAGTCTTTCCAGTAGTTGCCTGGCTTGTCAGGATTAGCAGGACCGTACATATAACTGTCAATGGCTTTCTGGCGATTTTCAAGATTTACATCGATGTCTTGAGTAGCAATAGGACAGCCTTTGTTGGCAGCTTCGACGATTTTAATATATTCTCTCATTTCTTGCGTCCTCTGAATTTTGGTACGCCGGTCATATAAGGCTTAGAAAACCAAAGTTTAAACCATTCTTCGTCACCTGGTTTGACGCCCATGTCACGTTCTTTTTGTTTGATTGCTGTTGCAGTGATGCTAGGGTTTTCGTCTACTTTATATTCTGTATAACCCTTAAACTCGTTTACGCCTGCTAGTTTTTTGATATATTCTAGCTCATCCATATTATTTGTCCTTAAGACTGTCGCTGCGGAATGCTTTATCTACACCTACTTTACTAGCCAAAGCCCTGCGTTTTTTGATTTTGTCTTGAACACTATCTTCTTCTGGAGGACGTTTCTTTTTCACAGTTGCACGTTTAGGAGTTCTAGTAGCAAATCCTAAGATTTCATCTAGATACGCATCTCCGTCTAATGATTCGCCTGCAGGC